TAAATTTCTACACTTGCTCGTATTTGCCAATTATTGTACTTGCTAGGTAGTTTTACACCTTCAAAATCTTCTAAGAATGGGTACAATGTACTTAGTGCAATATTCTTACTATCCTCTAATAATTCACTTAATTTTTTTTCGTATTCCTCTTCATAAGTAAATTTATCTGAATCAAATGGAATCCTTTCCTTTAACTTGGTTAGTTGTGCATCTTTTTCCATCGTACCCTCCTTATTCTATTCTTAATTTACTTTTGCTATAATTCTTGCAACTGGTATTAATTTATCGCTAACATATGTTTTTGATATTGCATCTCCATCGTTAACTATTTCCCAGTTAGCTCCTGTTGCTAATTCAGCAGCAGTTGGGCTTAAAGAAGCCATACTTTGTTTAGTGAATGAGATATATTTTGGAGCATATAATTTTCTTTGTCTTACATATAATGTATCTTCTCCACCATTTGTTTTAGGGTCTCTATCCATTTCGTTTGGAACTTTAGCTCCACAATCTGCATATTCTATAAATCCTTTTCCCATTACATATGTAATGTATCTTGTTCCTGCTACAACATAGTCATTAGCTTTTACTCCATCTGGGTAGAAATCTGTTGCTTTTACATCAGCTAAATTAACTTGTCCTGTTGTTGCATCAGAAGCTACAACTTTAACTGCTCCCGCAGCACCACTTGTAGAAGCATAATATCCGCTTTCTACTGGGCAGTCATCATCTACAAATACCATTCTTCCGTTCCAAGTACCTATTTCTAAGTCTCTTTGGATTCCGTTAGCATCTGTATATGTTAAGTAAGCAATTAATTGTAATGTTTCTAGTTCTGTTGCTTCGTCTGAGTGCATTATTACTAAGCTAAATTCTTTCTTTCTGTCTCCACAAGCTTTTGTTATCGCTTTGTTTAATGTTCCAGCTCCTACAGAACCTGTTCCTGTTCCTGTTACATCATATGTATGTTTATTAACGAATGCAGCTCCTGCTGTATCTGACATTAAGAAAATTCCTTTTAATATTGCTAATATATCGTCTTGGTCTACACCATCGAAATATTCTGCAACTTCTCCTGCTATTTCTGCTACTGGTAAGAACTCAGCTCCAGATATATCTGTTGAGAAGTCTTTTTCAGTCCAAGCTTTTGCTCTACCTACTACGATTTTTCCTTGTTCAAATGTTTTTCTTGAAGTAGCTGTGATGTTTGTTGCACCATCATAATTTATTACATTACCATCTAAGTTTCCTTTGATTGGTTCAATTATGTAGTTTCCACCTACTCCATCTTTTAATCTATCAGCTAGTGATTGATTAACTTGTAATATTCCTGCTTTTTTAAACATATTTAATCTTGTTGATGGTATTTTATTTAAGTATTTTTGAAATACAGCTGGATTCCAGCTCTTTGCATCAAATTTTGCCATTTTATTTTCCTCCTATTTTTTTATAATTTTGCAAACTCCTCTGGATGCTCCTCAGCAAATTTACTTTGCTCTTTTGGATTCATTTGGCTAAATTTTTCCCAAGTCATCACATCGGAATTTGGTGGGATATTCGTAGGATTTGGCTTCAAATTAAGTTTTAAAAGCTCTTCCTTTGTTTGCTTTGCAGTATTTTCTTTTATTGAATTAAACTGTGTTACAAACAAATTTGCACTATTTACAGTTGCATCAGTATCTTCTTTGACAATAGAAGCAACTAACTCGTCTGCTTCTGCATCTCCTATTCCTGCTCCAACTAAAATAGATTTAGCTTTAATTGCATTTCTCTCCATTATTGTCGCTTTCTTTGCTTCTGCTAATTCTTTCTCGGCTAATGCAAGTTTTTCTTGCTCTGATAATTTTGATTTTTCAATTTCAGCTAATTTTGTTTTATATCCTAGTAATTCTGTTTTCTCTGTCGTTAAACTTGATACTTGTCCTTTTAAATCTGTAATTTGATTGGCTAAATCTTTTTGCTCTGCGTGAAATGTATTTAGCAAAGCATTGATTTGCTCATCTGTTGCACCTTCTCCTATGATTTTTTTTGCTTCTTCCCTTGTCATAATTTTTCCTCCTTACAGTTCCTTGATACGGCGAACCAACCTAAGAGTTTTTATTTTTTTCGCTTTAATAAGCTTGGCACAGGTTTAAGGATTCGAACCTCAATTAATGGTTTTGGAGACCATTGTGTTACCCTTACACTAAACCCATATATAGTGCATATAAGCACTATGTAATGATATATCAGACTTTTGTACGATAGAAATGCAAATATTTATTATAGGTTCATCTAGAATATCCCCCTGCAAAAACTCTTGCTATCTATTTTTTTATATATCACTACATACTACTCATATTACCTCGCCGTACATCAGCGTATAAAATGTACGACGAGATAGATTTGAGTAACAAGGGTAATTTATGAACAAAACTTTAACAAAGTCTTATTCGCTATTGTTCTTGCAAATCAAGCTGATTTGCATTTGTTATATTGTTATCTTGCTCTAAAGTATTTGTGTTTGGATTTTTGCTTTCTTCTTCTTTGTTTTCTTCCTCTTGCTTATCCATAGCTTTTACTACAGCATTACTGTCGCTAAATAGATTTATAATTGGGATTGCATACTCTTTTGGTACTTTTGCTGTTAATAGATTCATTAATCCTTGTGTCTTTACAAGTAAGTTGTCTGACATATCTCTATTCATCTTGCTGTCTATTTCACTTGCTTTTAATACTTTAATTTTGCTCTTGTCATCTGCTTTACATATCTTTAAAAGTACCTTTAATGAGTTGAAATCACACATTTTAAACATTGTTTCATCTGTTTTTGCTCTAATTCCAGCACTTGTATATCCTTGTCCTGTCATCTTTGCTTTTCCTGTATCTCCACTCGTTACAGAACCTGTATCTGTTGCCATTGGAATACCTAATATCTGATGTAAACTTGTTAATAGTCTTGTATAAAATACTTGTGTGTCTGTCGCATTTAGTCTTTGCTGCAATAAAGCTACACTAGCTTTTCTATTCTCTGTTGACTTAATGTTTACAGCACCAAGCTTTTTGATTTCATTTAAACTTTCTTCGTCTATTTGTGCATTTGTAAATACCATAATCGCATTTACAAATTGCTCCATATCATCAAAATCTAATGATTCTAATTGGTTTATTCCGTCGAATAAGTCTTTTCCTATCTCAATTAATGATATTCTGTCTCTATTCACATAATATTCAGTTATTAAGTGTTCGTTTAGTATTATTGGTTGTACATCTCCAACCCATTCTATAGTACCGTCTGACATATAATTACAGGTTAATTTTTTGTTCCTTAGGTAAATATTTACTTGTAGGTAATATTGCTTTTGCTCTTGCTCTTGCAATAATACAACGTTTTGCATAGCTGTTATAACTACACTAAACAACTGCTCGTGCCTCATTCCAGAAGAATAAACTACTTCACAAGAATCTCTATCAACGTTGTATATATTAAATGGGGCTTCATCATCTTCTGTTATCTCACTTGACTCTTGGAATCTAAAGCCTCTTCCTGTTACTAATATATCTTCGTAAATTAATTGGTCTTTTGCTTCTTTATTCTCATATCTAGCATATTTATTTAAAGTCTCTATCTCGTCTCCTGATGTTTCATTTATCATTACATATTGGATTGGGTTACCTAGTTGCCAAGCTTTCTTGAAGTCAACTATCGCATACGCCCAGTTCTCAACCTTTTTATTGTTAATCTCTTCTCTTGTATGCTTTTCTTTTTTATAAATATCTTGGAGTCCTAAGTAATAATCCCATAGGTATTGGATTCGCTCTTGGTTAGTTGAATGTATTTCTGTTATTACTGGTATATATTGAGCTAATATTGCCTTTAGCTCTGTATCTCCTAAACTTAATAAGCTCTTCTCTTCTTGGTCTATATATATCGTTTGTCTACCGTATAAATTTCGATTTGTACCTGAATAAGAACTCACAGCGTTTCCTCCTTTATCCTACCTATTTTTCCGACCTTAATTTTAGGGATTTTTTTCTTTCTGTCAATATAAAATATAAAAATGTTATGTTTGGTATGTAATTGTAATGTTGCAAAAAAAATAGACACGAT